GTCGATGGAACCGTCCTGGATGAACACCGAACGCATGAACATCTGGCCGCCGGTCGAAGCAAACACCAGCTCCTGCCCGTTCGTCGTCGGGTTATACACCGCGAACGTATCGGCAGAAATCAGGAAGTTTGAGGCCCCTGTACCGTCAATGCCCAGCTGGATACCCGCGATGCGTTTGACACCGTTTGCTTCCACCTGGACTTTAACGCCCCACTGCGCGCTCAGCTTGTCGTTAATGCCAGCAATAGCCTGACTGGTCGTCTGCACACTGGCATTGGTATCGCCGATTGCTGCCGTCACCTGCTGAATGCTGGTCGCGGTAGCGCTCTCCAGATCCGTAACGGCTTTATCAATGCGCGTTATGGCTGCAGCATTGGTCTGACCGTTTTGCTCAACAGTGGCCTTAAGCGTGGTGACCTGCTCCGCCACGGCACTTGTGGCATCCGCGGCAGTCTTCCTGGCTTCGGTGATCTCCGCCATCGTTTTTGTTTCGCCCACGGCGAACGTAACGCGCTGATCCGAAAACGCCATAAAGTTGGCGAGTGCATTGGTGACGTTGCCGACAATACCGGCATCCCTGCTGGCCGTGTTACCGTCCACGTCAACTTTCAGACTGTCGATACGGCGGCCCAGCGCGCTGTCACCATCCGTACGGGCCGTGGTTTCAGTGCTGATATCCGCCGTGTTCTTGTCAGTCGTGGCCTTAACCGCAGCCAGCGCGGTGGTCTGCGCCTTGTTGTTATCAGCGACCGTTTTATCGATGCGTGTAATGTCACCGGTATTTTTGCCAACGGTGGTCTGCAGCCCCGAAAGTGTGGTGGCCTGAGCCTCCTGCTCAGTTGTCAGCGTCGCCAGCTCCTGCGTAACAGATGCCTGGTTATCGTTTACGGTCGATTCCAGTTTCTTCCGCTCTGTCACCTCCGCTTCATGCGCCGTGATGCGCGCCTGCCGTTCGGTGTACAGCAGGCCCGAGGCCAGTTTTGACGGATCGTCACCGGTATAGCCGCCCCGGATCTGAGTCGCCAGCGTCTCGCGCGCCGTGGCTTCCGCCTGGTCGCCAGTGACACGGGCTGTCGTCTCCTGCTGCAGCGCCGCCATCCCGGCCCCCGGCGTTGGCCGCCCGACCGCCACCCAGTCAATCAGGTAATAGTTCGTCGCATCCTGTTTAGTGGACAGGTCCAGTCTGAACTGGTTCATCGTGGTTTCGGTCAGCCACGGGATATTGTCGAACTCCACCGTAGCGATACCGTTGGCGTCATAGGCAGGTTCGACGACGGTGATCATGTTGGTGTCGTTGAAGCCACCAGTGCCACGCCACCGCAGCTGCCCCGTCCAGCCCGGCGCACCGAATTTTTTGATGCGGAGTTTAACGAAGCGATAGGAAGAGGAATTGATGGCCAGTGATCCCGGCGATGCCACCCACGGATCGGTGGCATGGTTCGCCGGGCGAATCCACCCGTCAACAATCGTCGGGGTCCCGTTCCCGGTCCAGCCCTCTACTGTCGAATCGAAGTACCAGATTTTGGCCGGGTCGAACTGCGAACCGGTACCCGCCGAAATCTGCGCGATCTGCTGCGCCAGCGAGTCGGTGGTGGTCTGAATCGTCTGGTTGACGTTGCTGATATCCGCGACGCGCTCGTTTTTCTCGGTAAGCAGCGCCTGCCCGCGCGCCGTTGCCTCGTCAGTGATGGCTTTCTTACGGTCCGTGACCTCCTGCGCCAGGCCCGCTTTAGTCGCCGCCGACTCTGTCGTAACTTTGCTGATGTCGTCGCGCGCTGACTGAATATCGTCGCTGAGATCGGCGATCTCCGAGGTGAGTTCCTTATACGCGTCGGTCTGTTTGATCTGATTGTCGATATCCACCAGGTAATCAGCTGCAACCGAGCTGCTGCTGCCCTGAATGAAATCAGTCCATGCTGACTTATTGCCGGTGCGATCGACAAGCCGCGCACGGTACCAGAATCCCACCCCGGCTTTCAGGCCCAGTTGCTGATAAACATGCTGCGGATAGGGTACCCCGGCCAGCAGAAGCGGATTTGTGCCGGTCGATGCAGTGGAATACTGGATCTCCGTCTGTAAGGTATCGCCGGTACCAGCCGGGAAATCCCAGTCCAGCTGCACGCCCCAGAGCAACGGCGTGGTACGGAAATTGGCGGGCTTTGGCACATCACCGGCCCGGCCCTTGAGATGCGTCAGCACTGAGGTGGCCCACAGGCTGGATGCGCCGCCAGCGTTAATCGCCCTGACACGCACCAGGTAATCACCTTCGTAGATCCCCGGCACTTCGATATTGCGCAGCCCGGTTTGCGGTACGTTAACCCACTCACTGTCACCCCGTCGCCACTGCGCCTGGTAGGCGATCACGTCTGCCTGAGGTTTCCCGGCTTTATCCAGCGGAGCATCCCAGGAGGCCGTCAGCGTGGCAATGCGCTGCCCCTGTCGCACCGAGTCGTAACTCGATACCACGACGTTTCCGGGCTGAGAGACAACACCTGTAGGAATCAGGCTGACTGGCGGGATGTCCAGGCGCGCATTGTTATCGACAGCGTCATATTTCGAGGCGTTGTATTCCGCACCAGTAATGGTGTAGGTGTTCTCCTCGTCGTTGAATGTCAGGTTCATCACACGGAAATACTGCAGGCGCAGCTGTCCGGCATCGATAACGAAAACGGCATCTGGCGCTGGCGCAGAGGAAAACGCCGTGGCCACGATTAACTGCATGCCGTTGACCGCCTGAATGACCCGGTTTTCCACAATGCCGCCCTGGGTGCGGATCATCAGCGTGTCGCCCGGGACGGCGCTGGTCCCGCGATCGGTTGTAACGGCTTTAAGCCCGGCGTTGTAACTCACAACGCGCCCACCGTACACACGCCCGGAAAAGCGTTCATCCGCAAAAGCGAATACGGTGCCGGGAACATAGGCAAAGCCATCCAGCCCGGTTTGCAGCGTGATCAGGCGATCGAGATAGTTGGAGTATACCGCCCAGCCGCCGCGACGCTGCGCCTCACTCTCACGCGTACAGCCAATAGCAGTCAGCTGCGTCTGCTTGAATTTGAACTGCTTAACCAGGTCAGGAAACATCACCGCAGTGGTACGATCCTGATAGTGGTTGTCCGGGTCGCTGAAGTTAATCAGCGCCGAACTGTAGCGGTTCTTCTCGCTGCCGCTGGAATAGTTCGGCTTTCCGACGACCGAGGCGCGGGTGAGGATCTGCAGCTTCGTCGTGTCCGCTGGCATGTCCGAGACAACATTGAACATGTTGTTGCCCCAGAACGTCATACCGTTGAAGCCAGCGGCGATATCCTTAATCACCTGCCAGGCATCGGCCTGCGACTGGATATAGACGTCAAACAGGAAGCGCGGCTCGGTACCGGTGCCGCCCTTGCCATCGGGCACCTTCTGGTCACAGCGCTGGGCTATGCGGTACAGCTCCCACTTATCCAGCATGGCTGCCGTTACCCGACGACCCAGGCCAAAGCGTGGCTCAGTGAGTACATCGAACCAGATCCACGCCGGGTTATTCGACCAGCCCCATTTGAATGTCCCGTCCCAGGTGCCGTTATAAACCCGGCTAACCGGATCATAGTTCTGCGGGATGCGGATAATCCGCCCTTTCGGCTTGCAGGATATCTTCGGGATGTTGTTGAAGGATTTTGCGTTGAACGACACATACAGCAGCGCGGTATGCGGATAGCGCAGGCGCGCGTCGATCACTTCCGTGATTGCCTGCACCTGTGTCTTGTTCTGTAGCATCTGGCTGGTGCTGTCTGCGGTATCGCGAACCACGCGGATCTGCCAGCCGGTGTTAGCCTTGGGCAGATTGATGCGGTGGGTCAGCTCGTACAGAGAACTGAGCTTTTCCGTTACGGTTTTGGTGAGCACAGTGCTGTATGCACCGCCATCTACCGCCACATCAATGTGATAGGTGACGGAAGTGCCGACGATATCGCCATCATTCTCCTGCTGCTGCAGACCGGTAATGCCGATACGCACCAGCACTGCGTCAATCTGGGTATTACTGATGGCACGGGTCCAGGGAGTGACCTTCGTCAGCGACACGCCAATGCTGGTCTCGTTCTCCACGGCTGGGAACCCGGGGATCGGCGACTGCGTCTGCGTGCCCGGACGAAAGTCCCAGGAGACATTCTCGAAGTTCATCGATCCGTCGGCGTTGCCCAGCGGCGTGCCGTCAAGGAAGATCCGGGTAGCATCCAGTCCACCAGCGAACTCGCCTTCACCGAGCGCCAGCAGCATACGGCAGCGCGCCATCGACTGCGCGGAATCGGGTTGTTCAACAGGCGTGTGCTGCTTCTGACTGCCGCCCTTTGCACCAGTAATCGTTGCCATATTGCGTCCATAAAAAAAGCACCCGATTGGGTGCTAATTGAAGAGTAAGAAATTCTCAGATGTCCTCGGCCACGATCCCCGCACTGATTATGGCGCCGCCAATTTCGCGCTCGCCATACAGCAGCGCGACCGGGTTGCCCATCGCCAGGGTGTTCACTGCGCCGCCGAAGGCATAGCTGGGCTTATTGTCGGGATCATCACGCCCCTGAAGGCCTTTGGGCTGCGGCGAAAGCATCTGGTAGATACCGCCTGCCGCCATGCCGATACCAGCAGAAATCATGGCGCCACCGACCGGACTG